AATGATTGCCATGGTTCCGGCAAATCCTGTGGTGTTGTTTTTATTGTTAAATACATTAAAATCCCGGTGATGTCCATGGGTCATCCTCTAACCCACCGGCTGCAATAATTTCAGCAGTTTGGTGGCTTTCTGGTAAACCTGTTAACCATGCACTAATGTTATCACCTAATTGACCTGCTTTATGGTCATCAAATAGGGGCCGTACATCACCAAATGTTAAATTGCTGTCAGGGACAATCCGTTTGTCTGGATTGCTTAATGCGAATCGAACAAATGCATTATGTCCTGTTTTATCGTCAGTGCGTTTATGTGGTCCCCCAAGGTGAGTGTCAAGAATTGATAATAAATAACCAATCTGCTTAGGTGTTGCTCGCTTATCCTTAGCCAAGTCATAAAAATCATTTTTAACACTTTCCCTAGTTCTAAATTTTAAAGGCGCAGATGTTTTTTCAATTTCTGTTGCACCTAATGATTCCATCACATTTGCTTTAACCATTTCCTCCCGGGATGGTCGCAGCTCTGAAATTGGTTTACCATCTAATGATTTGGGCTGATAATTTAGATTTGCTAACGCTCTAGCAATAGCTGAGGTTTCAGCATTTTCCAAAGCATTGCGAGCATTCACACCTTTTTGTTCAGTGTGTTCATCAGCTAAACCTGTTGCAACCTGGTTATTGTCAACATAAATTTTTGCTTTAACAATGTAATGCCCATTTTCATGTGCTAATAAATCTGTTTCAATGCGCCCACGTTCAATGCCATATTGCTTCCAAAATTTATCAATACGTGTAGCTGCTGTCTCGTATTCCTCTATATTAAAAAATCCCATTATTGACCCCTTTTTATTCTTGTGATTTCTGTTTGTTCAAAACGTCTGTGGCCAGATGGTAAAACTTTTGCTTTGATTATTTTTTTATCTGCCCAACGTCTTACGGTGCGTTCACTAACGTTTAATTCTTTTGCTACGTCACCTGTTTTTAATATCATGATTTGAGGATAACACAATTACGGCCAAGTCGGTCAAGCATTTATTTAGGTGTGTCTAACCCCACTCTTTACCATCAGCAATAAATTTGCCTTTTTCATTAATAGGTACTAGTTGTGGGACAACATGGTTGTTTTCAACGTAAAGCAAACCAAACCCTTGCTGCCAATTAGCTGATTTTTCTTTGATGTATCCTGCTCCAGGTGAACGTAAATCCATTAGATGTCCTACCTCCATCCCCCAGATAGTGTTTAAACGCCCACCAAACCCCCTAGAAGCCTTTGAGATGCCTTGCCTGTGTGTGTGCCCACAGATAACGTTTTCGCCTGTTCTAAGGGCCAAATTTAGCCCTGTGAGGCCTGCCTGCATATAGAGTCGTCCCTCATCACCGTGGCCCATCAAAACACCTGGGGCTACAAAATCCATGTGACGTTGATAAGTTATTCCTAACTTGTTCAATCCCAATAAATTTTCAATGCGTAAAGCTGTGACAGATTCAAATGCTGGAGCATTCTTGTAAATGTATTTTTCAATCCTTTGACTATGGTTTGAGCGTTGCAAAGTAAACGGTTTTTTCTTTGACCCCAAGGCCTCCCGGAAATCACCTAAAATTTTGTTAGTCAGATTAAAATTCTTTTGTAACGTGCCCTCAAATTCTTTCCTGGTCCCTTTATTAAAAGCACCTAATTCTGCAGCGTCTATCTCATCACCCACGCAGAATATGCCATCAATCTTGGATTCCCAAATATAATCTAAAACTTTCTCAACATTGCGTTTATGGTGAAATGGGATTTGTAAATCAGGTAGGACTAAGTAACGTTTAATAAATTACCTCTTTTTCTTAAGGTCTATTACGTCACTCCATATCATATCAGTTTTTGTTTGCAATTTGCTCAATTCAATTTTCATGTCATTAATTTTGTCAGCTAGTGATGACCCACCATTTGGAAATAGGGTTGATTTTATTTTAGTTAGCATTACCACTAGGCGAATCATCAAAACAATAATAGTGGATGACACAGCAATAACGGCTGTTATTTCATTAATGGTCATTGGCGTTTGTACCAATCGGGGTCGTAGTCTGATTCCTCATCCCAGTCATCATCATCAGGGGTTGCATATTCATAATTAACTGATGCAAAGTTAATCATTCCAAAGGCCTGATAATCAGTCATTTCAGGTGAAACTTTAACACGCATGCGTTTTTTCTTACCATTGTAAGTTTCAAGTAAAACCACAAAACCAGTAACCAATTCATTGTCTTTGTGAACATCATTCATAATGTTAATTAGTGCATCACCAAATACATCAGGTATTTCTATTTTATCGTCAGACATTTAAATCCACCCCATTTAGTTTGTTAGTCCATCCTAAATACTTGTAACCCCATTTTTTGTCAACATCTGTGTAATAGATTCTGCCTATTTTATCTTTGATAGGTAAATCAGTGCTCCACACATAACCAGGTTTATCAGCTGCAATTGCCACATGGCCAAATTTGCCACCTTTCCAAAAATGTGTTGCCCCTATAGGCGCAGTCATAGGGTCTGTAAATTTGTTTTTCTTTGGTGTGTTATTCCATGCACTTATTGCTGATGGGTATTTAGCACGGATGCCCCAGGCCTGCCTACATATTTTTAAACAAAACCCTTTAACACCTGATTTGTTTGCAATATGCCATTGCTGCATTTGGTTAGCAGCTTCACGACCTGAACGCATGTTAGCGTTCCTTGGACTCACTTACGTTGATGTTTCCAAATGCACCGTCATTTGGATTTAGCCAACGCAGGATAACTGGTAACACGGCAGCTACGCCAGATGATAATAATAATTTAGGGTCAGTGACTCCTGCTAAGTAACATGCAATAGATGCAGCTAGAAATGAACGGCCCCAGGATGCTAATAATGATTTCCAGTTTGTCATAAGATGCTCGCTAATTCGTCTTTGGTTAAGCCGGCAATTTCAGCTAGTTTTTTGATTGCAGATTCTCTTGCATCTCGCTTTGCTTGATACTCGGCTTCAAGTAGTGCACTTTCGTCTGCTCTGGCTTTTTGGTCAGCCAAAAATGCTTCTTTATCTGCACCAGTTAATTCAATAACTGTGTCGCCGTCTTGAATAAAAATCTTTTCTGTTTTATTGGTTGTAGCCATATACCCTCAATGTTCCAGTTGAACTTGCACTAAATATAAATGTTATTGAATCAAAAGAAGTGGTTGCTGCTTTAACACCTTGAAAGAAATAACCATTGTAATTTGTTCCGTCAGTTCCTTGACAAATTGCTGTTGCAGCCGTTCTTACAGTATCTTTTGGATTAAATATGTCCATAGAGATTGAAAGTGGTGTAATTGTTGCGCTCGCTTGTGCAACAATCCATCTATTCAAACTAGTATTTGCAGCCATAATTCCAGAACTATTCCCTGAATTATGTTGAAATGAAGAATGATTATATGTTGCAACAGTATCATCTGAACCTGCTGCTCTTAATCTTGCTTCTACGTTTCCATTTCCAGGAGACGTACTTGACAACATAATTCTGTAATTTGCATAAGTTGCTGTAAAAGTATCTGCTGGTGCTGAAATTGAAGTTACTGCACTAAAACTAGTTGTATTTAATAAAACCATTCCAGCCTTTTTAGTACCAAGAGCTGTATTCATAGACGCGTCAATAGCGTCACCAAGGGTTTCAATTGCTGTAGCTCCGTCTTTAACCAAATCTGTCGAGGTCGGTACGGTCCACCCATAATTTGGGGTAGTAGTTGCCATTAATTAACTCCTAGTAAGGCATTTAGCCATTGTAGTGATGGGTCTATTGTAGCCCAAGTTTCCCCGGCATAAACATCTTGCCACGCCACCGGTATAGCACTAAATTTAACATCTGAGACGTTAATGTCAAGTCTCGCTTCAAACCTATTGATAGTCCAGGTCCAGCCCTCAACATAACCAAAAAATTGATTTGGGTATAAACCTGATGGGAAATTAGTAATGGATATTGGTAACCCAAAAAATATGCCCACTAATCCGTTTAATAATGTGCTGTTCATTGTAGGTGCATCTATTTGGATACCTATTCCCTCAATGACTGGTTCAGGTGATGAATTAAGCAAAATTTGTCTATCAGCAAATGTTTCAGCATCTGTTTGATTTTTTAAAAATGTGGTCGTGTTAGCTGCAATTCGTCCGTAAAGTTCGATAGAATCCGGGTCAATTGTTTGGACACTTGATTCTGGGTCACCGTAAGTCACAATGGCATCATTAACAATGTTATTACGTGAGGTTGATACTCCTATGCCGTCTGACAAAATAAAGTTTTTACTGATATCTAAAAACCCATTAGCTGATAAATAATCTGCCCGGTGGTCCTGGTCTGCATAGCCAATGTTGCCGTCCACTGTCTCAAATAATTGGCCAAATCCGGATGTTGCAACGGTTTCAGCATAACTGTAAGCATTTTCAGGTTCAGCTGTTGTAGCAAATAATGTGTAAGTTCCTGGGGTATCAATGTAACTAACATCTACACCTAATAAATCATTCCACGTTTCAGTTGTGTAATCTGACCAAATTTGAGTAGTAGGTAAATCCTCCCAGGCTAAACCAAATGCACCGGTAATTACCTCTAACATTCTGTCACCGTCTAACTGTTCAGGATAGCCTGATGTGTTAGCTTCTTTTACAGCTAGTTTAGATAAAGCACCGGTAGCAATAATGTCAGTTACAAATGCTACATTTGAACCTCCGGCATCTAATACTGATGTCAAGATGTCAGTTACAAATCCTGTGTAAATAGTTGTAGCAACATTAGAATAATTATCAATTTGAACAATGATTTCAGAGTTTATTTTTACAGCTGAGGCTGCTAAATCTTTAATAGCAATTCTTGCATAACCTGCTTGTGATTGCTGGTCCAAATCAATGCGACCCATTGAAATAGTTATACCCTCAATGGTTGATGATGTAAATGCTGTTCCGTCTATTTTGACAACTGCATTGGGACTCCAGGGCATAATTACCTGCCTGGAATCATTGGTTTAACAAATTTGTTTACTGTACCTGTTTTTGCTGCTTGATTGATAGCACTGACAACTGTTCTGGCTGTAGCTGTTTTGTCAACTGCACCTGAAACATTTACTGTAATGTTGCGACCTGTATTAGGTAAACTTGCAGCATTAGTGCCTGTAGCCAATCTACCAATTTGGACAGCTGGATTTACCAAATTTGACACATCTAGTAAAGCACCACCCACAAATGAGTTTTTAAATCTGTCATAAGCTGAAATGGCTGCCTCAATTTTTTCAATAATCGTTGTTAATGATTGAATTAATTTAACTAATAAACTTTCACCACTGTTTGGGTCAATGACTAATAATTTACTGGTTGCATCAGCTAAATCACGGATTTGTTCACCTAACAAATATGCTGAACCCTCAGCACCACTCATGTCATAACCAAATGTGACAGCACCGGTGCCAGCATCATAAAATGCTTTAGTTAAATTTTGACGGCCACTGCGTGTTAAACCATCTATTAATCCTTGTAATGCCGGGGCTAATTGTTCTGTTGCAAATTTGGCTACTCTTTCAAGGGATGGTAATAATGCTTGCCCTAATGATTCTTTAGCCTCATCTACTGAAATCTTTAAACGGTCCATACGTCCAGCAAATGTGTTAGCTGCTATTTCAGCTTGACCAGCAAATGTTTCAGATAATGCTATAACTGCTTTATCAAAGTCTTTAGTTTTTAAAATGTTTTCATCTAACGGCACACCGATACGCCTCAATGCGCCCAGGTTACCGTCATAGGCTTTACCTAACGCCTCAGTAACTGTAGCTAAATCTTTACCTGTACCAGCTGCAATGTCTAACGCTAATTGCTGTAATTTTTGTGCTTTGGTCACATCTTGGGTTGAACGCAATAACCTGTCTAATGATGGGCGTAACTGGTCATCAGCAACACCTGTTGCACGTTGTGTTTTATCTATGTAATCCTCAGTGGATTTGATTTGGGCATCAGTTGCTTTAGTAACATTTCTTAATGTTTGAGCCAATTTAGATGATGCTTTTTCATCATCAATTGCTGCTTTAACTGCATCTATACCTATTGCTACAGCTGCTGTTGCACCGGCTACAGCTAGTCCTGCAAATGCTTTAGCTGCTACGCCTGCAGCACTACTCAATTGCTGGCTAAATGTTTTTGACTCATTTTGTGCTTTATTTAAACCACTTGTAAATTGCTGAGTGTCAGCCAATAATGCTAATTTTAATGTCCTAATGTCAGCCATTTAAAGTCGTCCTTTCCATTCTTTCCTAATCATCTCATATCCTTGTAGCCAGCGTTGTGTTATTTCATTTTGCATAGCCTTAAGTGTTGGGAATATAAAATAACCTCTATTGCCTTTGCCCTCGCGTGGTGAGCGTGGTGGGAATCTACGGCCACCATTTGCAAAACTACTTGGGCCTCCAAATTCTGCACCAAATAATAATTGGCCATATCTTGCACCACCTCTAACGTTTGCATTACCTGCACCACCAATAGTAAAATTAGGTGCTTTATCGCCTTTATTAATTTTGATTGAATTAGCAATAGCTGCACCCTGGTTTGTACGTGATGCCATTTGCTGCACTTTAGTAGCTGCATCCTGGGCAATATCTTGGGCTATTTTTCTCATGTCAACTTTTGCTATGTCATCCATTTGATTAAATGAACGTAACAATGCTCGTAAATCAGAATCATCAACTGTGATAGTAATTTTGTCACGCTGACCAGCTTTAGTAGGTGATGATGCTTTAAACACTGCCATTACGTATCCTAATAACCTCGACCATGGTGGAGATTTGCTCTGCTGAAAGCGTTGTAAGTTCTGACAATGGCTGGCCTGTAACCACTGCTATTTCGATTAAACTTCTGTAGATGCTTCCAGCTTCGTAAAATTTGTGTTCTCAAATTCTTTGGCAGTAATGTGAACAACGTTATTACGCCAGTCCTCAAAACGCCCAATTGGTTTTTCATCCAATCGTTTTTGCATTGAATAACAAATTCTAAACTGTTGTTCCATTGTCGGTGGCAAACTTGCCATAACTTGGGTGTAAA